TTGCCAGCGGCTGGCTTGGCCTTCTCCCATTCGTATGTTCTGGTCAGGTTAGTGGGCGCGTCATCCTCCAAGATATCCAACTTAACGAGTGCATCGATGATCTCCTTGAAGGAGTAGGCGAGGTTCTCAAAGTCAGGCTCCCTAGCGGAGTGCCGCGTGAAGGTGCCTGTCGCCCGTTTTAAGGGACGATCGGGCGTCTTCCCCCGCACCTCTGCCCACACGCGCTCGTGCCAGTATTGAGCCTCCCTGTGCCCCACGCTCCAGTGTCTCCCCCGTGTGTGGGAGGTGTTCATCTTCGGGAGCTTACCCTTCAGTTCTAATTCTAGCTTATACATACCCCGCCTTTTCCAAATGGTCAGATAGGGCGCAGTCGCCCACGATCTCCAACAGAGTTTCTATGGTTGCCTCGTCAGTGTTGACCCCGGCGTGTGCCTGTTGGTGGCAATCATAATGCACCTTGATCATCCTGAAGTCTACGTGTATGCGCTCATGGCTCTTGCAGTTTTTCCGCCACCGCTTCCCGAATGTGTGGTGACCCTCAATCCTGTCGCCCCGCACAAACTTGATGCCGCACATATCGCACGTGTCACGCTCCGGTGCCAACACCTTGTCCCGATACCACGCATCCTGGACGAACCGCTTGTTACGTTTCACATCAGAACCGTTCTTCTGGCGGGAGGTTATTGAACTCCTCCGTGAACTCACGCAACATCGTCCGCACAACCTTGGATATAACCAAGTCCCGCTCCTCACACACCCGCTTGAAATCCCGGATGGCCGTATCGCCTGACAACTCCAAGAGATACAGGCGCGGCAGCTTGTTCTCGCCATACGGCTTCCGGTTTTTCTCCATGGCTTGGCTTGTTTTCTTAATTGTTTCCTTGTATGTCTCAACAACAAAGTCTCTGTAGGCCACTGTGCCGTAGTCCTTTATGGTAAAACCCCCACCGCCCCACCCCAGAACAGGGCGGCAGGGGCGGAGGGCAGAGGGTGAGCCTAGCCCCCTGCCTGTTTGAGTTGGTCAATGGCCTTGGACACGTCCTGTTTCGATGGGTTAGGTCCAAGGCCTTGCATAAACTTGTCCCGCTCCGCCTCAGATTTTGAGGACAGGAGCTTTCTCAGGAAGTTCATCTGCTTCTCCGAAGGGGGGGCATGCCCCTGTCCCCCTCCCTCCGTCACAACGGTGCTGATGTGCTGCCCGATACTGTGATCTGTCACCCACGCCGGGGGTTCCTGTTGGATGGGTGGCTGTTCCTGTTGTGGTTGCTCCTGTGGCGGTGGAGGTGCATCGTCATACAGGTATCGGGCAATGCCCCACTTTACTCCCGCTCTCTTGAAGGCGTCTGAAAGCGCACCCTTCTCCGCCTCTATCGTTGTCTCCGGTGCGCCGTCTGCCTTCCACGCCCACTCCCCGTCCACCTTAAGTCCGATCTCGCAGACGGTAACACCGTTGACGCAGGTATACCTGTTCTGCCAGAAAGCCTGACCGACGACCTCGTCCAGCCTGTCGGCCACATCTCGCGCATCGATGTAGGCGAGTTGCTTACCGCCCGGACCCTGACGATACTTCACCTTCTCAATCGGGAACGGATCTTTCAACTTGTCCAGGTAATACCTCTCCGCTACTTCTCTTTCCTCGTCCATCTTTGTCCTCCCCTATGTCCGATACGATGATGGTATCACCATCGTACCGGACGCTGAATGGAATCCTGTCACGCACCAACTCCACCAAGAAGCTTGTGCTGCGTTCGCCGCTGATCCTCACTTGTCCTCCTATTCGTCTGCGTGAAAGGGATCTGAGTCTAGCTCCCTAAGTGAAGGAACGTCAGCCCCGCCGTGGTTCACCCACTTGGTGTAGAATAGCTGCCCACACTTATCGCATTGGCAAATATCCTCACCATCCCTGTCTTGCATTACTGGCTTGATGTATCCCCAACACCGTGGTCCGTGTTCCATTATATCTCCGTCCTCTCCCTTTCAACCTGTTCCCAAGTGGATATGTGCCCGTTTGAGCACCTGAATTCAAAGAGCGGCTCGTCGCTCCCGGCTACTATCACCTTGGATAGTAGCTGATACCTGTCACAGTGTGGGCATGGCCTCATCTGCGAAAGCCATATCTCATGCTTGCAGTTGCCCTTCCCGTAGGTCGAGGCGGGGCAATCGCACTCGAAGTTGCTGATCGTGTAAGTGTTTCCGTTATTGGGGTTGTGGAATGTAGCTTCTCCATCACCCGCAGGGCTGATATGATAGCCTCTCCGTAGGGCTGTAGAGAGACTCGATTCTGTGTCGAAGACATCGTTCATCTCAGCCTGTATGAGGCGTATCGTGAACGCCCCTTCTTGACGTATACTGTCTCAATATCCATCCCCTCCCGCCGCAGATCCTTTATCCTGGCGGCGAGTCGGTTGCATCCAAACCACTGCATAGCATCCAGTGGCGTAATGGGTTGCCCCAATTCCAGGGCATCCCTAATCCGCTCCTTCTGCGACCTTATTCTTGCCATGAGTCTGTCCCTCCCGTGTATCCCCGCTCTTGCTTCTCTGTCTTCGCCATTACCGTGGCCGTAGTGTGTATCTGTGCCAAGAGGTGCGGGTCGTCGGAGGTCTGAACTACCGACAACATGACATCCTTTACCATAGCGAGTTTGAGGGAGTCAATGGCCTCTTTCGCGCCCTGACGTATGTTCTCGCTGATCTGTATCTGTTCCATCTGTTCCATGTCCTTCCTCCTAGTGCCGTGATGTCTGCCCTGTCCGCAGACTTATACCCTTGCTTTCTCCTTGACCCCTTGTGTGCCGTTCGCTGCCCTGAAAGCATCCTCCAGCCCCTTCTCCGCGCATTGGGTGCAGATGTCAATCTTCTGGTGTTGGTGATACTCCCCAGTGGGAAGGGTGAAGTAGTAACTCATCCTCATGTCGGAGCCAGCCACTTCAAACGTTGAGCCGTCCTCCCCCTCCAGATAGGTAGACCGTTCCTGTAGGATAGGTCTGCCAACGGCTTCAACTTTCTTGCAGACATCGCACTGCGTCACCTGACTCATGATTCCTCCTTGACAATAACCCCCTGTGTAGGGCGTTCCTCACAGAATATCCCGCACTCTATGTCCATCGATTTCATAGGCTTCCCTATGTCGGTTGGCTGTAGCTCGTCCAAGAACCTCCTCTCTCCACTGACGCGGACCAACCTAGCACCCAAGGACCGTGACTGCGTAGCCCGTTCCTGAAAAACTTCTGGGTGTATTGTCCTGACGTGGTTCCAGTACGTGGGGGATGTGGCCTTGACACACCCAATACAGTTCGCGTTGGGGTAGCCTTGGTGATATACGCGAGGCAGAGTAAGCCCCGCACGGGTTAGTAAACGGAAGCAGTCGTCCTTGGTCAGGCCCTCGTCAATCAAGACAGGCAAGGTGTTCTCTCTCTCACCCAAGACAAAGCGGTCGTATCGTGACCGCTCGTTGGCCGTGAAGCCTAGTACATGCCAATCTGGTTTGTGTGCTAGTTCCCACTCGCGCCGCGCTTCCTTTTTCAGTTCGACAGTGCACGGTGCTCCCGCCACGCCGCTCATGTAACTCCGCTTGTCCCATACATCCACCGCAGATGTCGATGGATACTTAGGGTTCGTGGCTGTTTCTATGGGCACCCCTAGCCACTGCTCTACATCTTTAAGGAAGCGTTGGTTGTCGGCGTCCTCTTCGGCCACGGGATTGTTGACAACCCGCACCTCGCAGTCTGGGTATCGCGTCAAGGTTTTCTGTGCGGCAACTGCGCTTGCGGCTCCACAGGAAAACCAGACGACGATTAGGTCATTGGTCTTTGGTTCCAACGATAACCCCCTGCTCCTTAAGGAACCTGTCGATGAGTGCTCTCAGCAGCTTATTCCGATTTAAATCGTTCTCATGGCAGAACTCCCAGAACTGCCAACCCGAATCGAAGTTAACCATCGGCCTCTTGGGTCTTTTACTTCGCTTGAAGCGAAAATTGTCAAGCTGGTCCATATCCATGTCTTGTTCCTCCTTTTAGCTGAGTGAGTTTCGGTGCTCGTTCTCTACGGTTGTGAACCTGACGGTAACCTCCATTTGGTCAGGCCCCTCAATCTCGATGACCTCCTCATCATCGTCGGGTCTGGAGATGATCAGGGTGAGATGGTCATCGTCGTCGTTTGTCGCTTCGATGAGCCAGTTTCCGATTCGCAGCTGATCCATCTCGTTCATCGGCTCCTCCCTTGTGTGGCGGCCTAGTCGAACGTCCTCGTCCAGGTCGTTGTCTGTGTGGCCTAGTGCTCCATATAACATTTTTACCCCCATTGAGTAGGTGCTATGCCAGTGTATGTTTCGGCCCGTTTTGCTTAATTCACCTCCTTCCCTCTGTAATCTTACGCCAGCTTACGCAAACTTCAAGAGAAAAGATTTCCTACTAGCCCGTGACAAACCTGTATATGTGGGGTTTGTCACGGGCTAGAGGGGCGAGGGAGATGGTGTTCCCCCCAAGATGGCTCTTTGCCATTTCGGCCACCAAAGGAACAGCAAGTTCCCCGACAAGCCGTCCCTTTCCCTCGCCCCATAGTCATTAGTATGTGTATCCGTGCCTGTCCTCGCGCTTCGGGGGTGCCGGTTTCCCTTTCGGTGGTTTTGGTCGGCGTGGGGGTCGTGGTCGTAGGTAGTGCTTTTCCATTATCGTGTCTCGGCCCTTCATTTTGTTGCGAAGTTCCGATCTGGCAGACAGGATCAGATCCTCCAGAGTCTGGTCGTCCCGGTATGGGTGTAGACTGTCGAGGTAGACGACCACCTGTTGGCCGGGAGCGTCCCGGCCATCCAGCAAGTCCACCAAGTGATCAAGTAGCAAGCAAGTGTTAGTCAGATCCATTGTTCCCCCTTTCTAGGTAGGCTTCTGCTTCCTCGTAGGAAGAGAATGTGTGGGGGGCGGCGGGGCGCCACGCTTCCCCCCTGTATCCGTGTCCATCGTCCCACGTGCGGAACACCTCCACCTTCCACTGGTTGGTTGGCATCCCCATGAAAAAGAACTTCCGTATCCGTGTCTCATGGTCGGTGATCATTTTGCCTCCCCTCTCGCCTTCGCGTAGTCCTGGGCATTGGGCCTGTCCCAACACCCCTCGTCATCATCCCACTGGGCCGGTCCCGACACTAGGACGAATGCGTCCCCGGAGGCGATCTGCGCGTCCGTAGACCCCGCTGGATGCAGGGACCAGCCCCCGTCACCACAGTCGGATCGACATAGGACTGGGTCTCCCTGCCGCTGGATCAGCACGTCACAGGCCCCGTCCCTGCGGACGATGCGCCCGTCTACGACGTCAGCCAATACGAGTTCGTCGTCGTCGCCGTCGCTGATCCCGGTCACGATCAGGGTGTCAGGGTCCACGATGGGCCAGTAGCCCGTCCAGTCGATGCGGTCGTCGGACAGCACCCTGTCGATATGCCTCCCGATAATCTCAGTGTTAACCTTCATCGGCTCCTCCTGGGCTCCCAATGACATTAATCGTCCTCCTCGATAAGGTGGATACGCTTAGACCCGAATGGGCTTCGTCTTGCCGTTGTGAAGTGTGGGCCTTTGTTCCACTCCTCCACGTATGCGTCGACTTGTGAGTCAGTGTATCTGCCCCGTTGCCAAGCGTTTTCGACTTCGTTAATACTTAGCTTCGACATCTCTTTCTGGATCATATCCTCCGTCATTTTTTCTCCCAATCTAGGTCAAGGTGACCGGGGCCGTTGCCCTCCTCGTCACACATAATCCATGCGTAGCACACGGCACGGCTTACGGGAATTTCCGCAGATTCCAATTTCAGTGCGTACTCTCCCATCTCTTTATCCTTGGCTATCCCTGTAACCCGCATCCCTACCAAGGGCTGTAGGTATTTGTGCATATAATCTTCTGGCATGTTATGCCTCCTCGTCCATAGAGTCAGCCCACAATACGTTAAGTTGCTTCTTCTCCTTCTCCTTCTCCACCCTATCGCAGTAGGTAGAGAAGTCTTCCTGATCAACAAATCCCTCCGACTTATCGGTGATGCCCTCGACTTCATAGCAGAGATCCCACAGTTTCTCGCAGACATACTCTGCATCGACCATCGTTCTGTTGGGGTGGGACTTCATCTCCTCGGCAAGCTTTGCGATAGAGGATTGCGCTTTCTTGATGCGCTTCTCTATTAGCCTCACCATTTGTTGAGCAGAGCGAAGATGTTCAAGGCCGTGATCAATCTGGCCTATGACTTGATGGTCATCCCAACCCTCTCCGCCTTTGAGTCCATAATCATCTGGAATATAGAGGGATGACCCGACACTCATAAGCTCCCCAACCAACGCGTGGGTCGATGGGTTCTCGTATTTGAAAGGCTGACACATGTTATGCCTCCTTCAGGTTGTCGATGACACGCCTGATCTTCTGCACTTGTCCCTCAAGTGACAGACGTGCCCTATGGATCGCTGTTTCTCTGGTCGTGTAGTGTGGCTGACCGCAGCGAGAACACCTCTTACCCGTGGTCACGGGAAACTCCTCCAAGGCATCCCATAACCAGTTTTCCGCCTCCTCTACACACTCTATTGCTTTCTGGACGCTCACTGTTTCCCCCTTGTTATACCTCCGTTATGGCCTGTATTAGGTGCTCACCTATTGCGTATAGGTGTCGCTGTTGCCCCTCGGCGAGTAACTCCCACAGGTACGCTTGCTTTCCCTCCCCCATAACCTCTTCCACGTATGCATCGGCATCCGATGCATTGAGGAGCCATTGCTTGAGATCGTGCGTGTAGGGGTCAGCCTCCAACTCGTAGAGTGCATCGTACATGTCGTCGTCGTCCCCGTAATCCCTCCAGGCCAGATGATCGACCACACGTTGACACATGGCGTACACTGTGTCGCAAGGCATTGACCCCATATGAGCCGATTGGATGGCGTCCTGCATCCAATCGGGCGACCCCTCTTTAAGAACGACATATTCGCTTCCATCTGTTCGCGTTTTCCTTTCAAACGCCTGTGAAAACGCCGCCAATTGCTGAGAAAAGTGGCTCCATAATCCCATGTCTATTCCTCCCCTTTGCTTAGTGTGCAGGTAACAAACCCGCACTCGTCCTCATGCAGAAA